AAAGTCACTCTTCAGTACAGTCCCAAGTATAAGAAAAAGATGCCGTATCTGCACGATGTGCCCCATTTCCTCGGTATCCTGATTCATTCCGGCAATACCGAATCTGATTCTGCCGGCTGCATCATCGTGGGAAATAACACGGTTAAAGGGAAAGTGTTGGAATCCCGTGCTACTTTCCAGAAATTATATTCCATACTTGAGTCCGAAACCGATATAACCATTCAAATCGTATAAGGAATGGCGGTCAACAGGCTCAAACCGCCTAAAAACCTGCATATCGAGTTTAAACCGTCACCACGACAATATGAACTGTGGAAGTTGTTGCAGCCTAATTATTGCCCCCACTGCGGTGGAGAAATAGAGCAAATCCTTGTCGGTTACGACCCGCAAAGGAATCCGCAGTATAAGCCGCAATGTAAGCAATGTAGGTCGCAAAATCTTCCACAGTTGATATTGGGTGGCGGAGCGGCAGGTGGCGGAAAGTCTTTTATCGGTAGCGTATGGTTGGTATCCTCGTGTATCCGGTTTGAGAATATTCGTGCGGTCGTAGCCCGTAAAACACTCAAATCATTGAAGGAATCGACCTGGAATACCATTAAGTCGATACTGAAAGATTGGGGACTTAAAGAGGATATAAATTACAAGATAAACAATCTCGAAGGCACACTCACATTCTGGAATGATTCGGTTATTATCATGAAAGAGATGGCAGATATCCCCAGCGACCCGAACTTCGAACGTTTTGGTTCGTCCGAATATACCATTGCTATGGTGGACGAGGTATCGGAGATTTCCGAACGGGCTGTCGAGGTGCTATTTTCCCGTCTCCGTTGGAGAACCCACGAAACGTTTAAGACGCCACGAATGTTGCTCACGACCAATCCGACGATTAACTGGGTGCGCTCCCGTTTTGTACAAGACGAGAATGGTGAAAAAGTTATTTGCCGTGAAGGTGAATCCTATATTCCGTTTTCCGTATTTGATAATCCGAATATTGCTTTTCGTCAGGTTTACGAGGCTGCATTGAACAAAATTCGGGATCAGGCCACCAAGGAACGCTTGCTTTATGGCAACTGGGACTTTGTGGAAGCTAACGATATGGCCATTTATCGCAGTTTTGATGGTTCCAGGCATCTTGTTACCGGGCTGAAAGAAAAAGTATATGATCCTACCAAACCGCTTGTTACGGTTTGGGATTTTAACGTCGCTCCCCAAATGTCCGTGCTTTCCTCACAGATAGACTACGACAACAAGAAGGTATATATACTTGAGGAAATACTCGGTAAGCCGGAGGAAAAAGAAAATAACACACCTGCATTGGCACGAAAAGTACGTTTGAAACTTTACCGTGACAAACATATCGGCGGAGTGGATGTAACAGGAGATCCATCCGGATTGCAGCGCTCCACCACTAACGAGGACGGAATTAACAACTACACCATCATTACGGACACTTTTGGTAAAGGAGTTCTACGCCCGAAAGTAAAACTTTTACGAAAGCAGCCTCCGCAGGCGACACGCTGTGAGTTTGTAAACGAGGTGTTCGATGGTTACAACGGCTGGGAAATACAGATAGACATCAAATGTCGGAAGCTCACACAGGATTTGATTTATCAGCTCCGCAACGAGGACGGTTCCAAGAATAAACAGAAGACTACCGATCCGAAAACCGGTGTAAAGTACGAGCGTTACGGTCATTTGTCCGACTGCCTTGACTATCTGCTATGTTATTATCTGCGCGACAGTTGGTACAAGTTTAAGAGTGGCGGAGACGGAAACGGATATGTGGTTTCTACCTCGGTTATTCAGGAAGGATTTTCATATTAACAACGAAATAAGAATATGTATAGACGGTTTCTCAATAACAACGATTATTTGGGTATCATCACTCAAGAAGCCCTTGCGCAGCTTACACGGGGCAATGACGGGCGATTTGTCCAGGCTGAAGAATCGGCAGAAATAAGTATCGTGGAATATCTCTCGGAGAATTACGAAGTGGAGAAAGAGCTCGCCAAAGGAAAATATATCGCCGACTATGACCGGCGCATTACTTATCCGGTGGGAGTGCATATCTACTTTGAAGGACAAATTCATGAAGTGATACGTTCCATCAGTGGTTATCGCAAGCCGTCAACAGTTATTTATTGGGAAGAGTGCTCCGATATCAATACAGATATAGCACAGGTAATAAATTATTCCCAGTTTAATACCTATTATCCAGGCGATAAGGTGAATTGTAATGGAGTTGTCTATACATGTCTTTCAGAGAATGGCTACAAGTTCGATGATATTCGTATTCCGATGGTTACCGGCTGGATAGAGATGGAAACATCCTTATGGCAGCCTGTTGAATATCCGTTATGGAGTGTGGTCGAATACGATGGAGGATTCTATACATTGATGACTTTTAATAATTTCGATTATAATCTTGATCCTATGAAATCCGATTGTTGGGGAGCTATCGCAGATTATGATCCGAAATACAATGCCTATGAGCTTTCAGAACACGAATATATTGTCTTCGACGGACATGTATTCTATCCTGAAACAGATGTAAATGCAGACACCCCTACTGTTGGACAGAATTTATCTCCGCATGATCCACGCAATTATAATCTCAAGAAACACATGGTTCGGTTGGCAATCTATGAGCTTACAAAATTGATTGCCCCGAACAATGTCAGTGTTGTACGTATGCGTGATTACGAAGATAGCATGAAATGGCTGAATGATGCGGCTAAACTACGCCTCAACCCGCAGATTCCTCGTAAATTGGATGAAAAGAAGAAGCCTGTGACCGATTGGCAAATGGCAACGTTTCAAACGGATTATGATCCGTACAAGAATCCGTGGCTGACTTGATTTCCTTTTTTCAAGAATAAGTATTATTCAGGTTTTTACTATCGTCTTTTATCTTGATATAGCCAATGGCAACCTGCATGTTGAATGACCGGTGCCGGCCGTAGTTTCTTTACTTCACAGCATATCCGGCTGATCTCGGTTATTTATTAATTTCCAACATACTATCTTCTTTTTTTAATAAACTCCATTAATAGTATTTCAATTATCACTCCAAACAACGAATCCTAAAACTAAAGTTATACTACTGTAATCTTTAAATAAATTCTTAATTGATACACATTGTCAAGTTATGAATACTGCCAAAACCCTGCAATTATTTTATTGTTATCAATATTTTTATATAGATACAATGCTCCATATCCAAAGATATAATTACCATCAATTAAATCATTTGGATAGTAATCTTCATCTATTTGTATAAAAAAATGTAATTATCTTTATTTAGATCCTTTATATAGTAATCTTCTTCTTGTATCAATATTGGATATTCAGAGAATGTTAAATATTGAGGTTTATTACTATTTTCATAGCCAACAATATTGCTTTTTCTAATGTGTTTTATTGTATATTCAATATTATCACTTTCTTCAGAAAATGGGTGAGTAAATACTTTAATAGAACAATTAGGATAGATATTACAATCAATCATAACATCATAGCTTTGAGGGACAAGTACTGTGATATATTCCTCCGGCTTCTGTGGGTTTTGAAAAGAAACATAGAAATTATAGCCTCTAATCCTCCAATTCGACCAACAATATTTTTTCCTTTCACTTGACTAATTTTAGCAACCAAATACATATTAATGACATCCTTTAATTAAACCATTATTATTTGCAAAGTCTATTGCTTCGCCTCGTAACTCCATCGCTTTTTTAGTAGCAAATGCTTTAGCATTAGCAGGGTCCCATCCTCTACTTACTAAATCTTCATAAATTCCCCTACGAGTTAACGCAGTATTCCGATTTATGTTCTGTAAAGCTGTTTGATCTTTTAATACATTGGGGTTATGTAAACCATAATTTGCTTGTAATTTTGAAATTCTTTTGTGCATACTTTCTTGTAAAGCAATTGCTGTATTAGAAGTTGCTCTACCCGATATGACATTATTGTTCCTTAGCCACGCATTCTGTAATAATTCGTGAGCAGTAAAACCATCTTTTGCATGAACTGGACTTCCGTAACCAGCAACACCAAATTCATTTAATAATCCAAAAATATCTACCCAACTATTAGAGTCAGATACAATGGCTACGTTTCAAACGGATTATGATCCATACAAGAATCCGTGGTTGACTTGATTTTCTTGCTTAAAGAAGAAGTGTCATTGAGGCTTTTACAATCGTCTTTTATCTTGAAGTTTTTGACAGAAATCAACAAATGATGGTGCTACAATAATTGCATCATTAGGATCATAACAAGATTCATAATCTACATATTTTATTTCTCCTGTTTGAATATCAATCCAAAAGTCATTATCTCCAAAATTATCAGCAAATGGGATGTTAAATAGAGTAAATTCATCAAACTCATCAGAATGACCTTGTCTTCTATCAATGGCATCAGGAATAGACATTGTATATTCAGAATCTTCATTATCTCCAATTAAAGGTATATTGAAGAAGCTACCAACTTCTAAAGAGTTATAATCTCCTTTAGTTATAGAATAAAAGTTATCACGATAAATATATGCTCCTTTTGTAAAATTTCCCCCATTTGTGACTAAATAGAATTCTATAAATTCTTTTTTACCAAAAAAATCATAGGGAACAGCTTCTTCTATATCATTAATAGACAAGTTTTTCCATTGATTTTCAAAAGGAATTTGGTTATTTATAAATAATGGTTTATTTGACATGTTGTTTAATTTTATATTATTTATAACAATTTACTTTCACTTTTAATTCATTTCTCTTTGCAGCTTCAGCTACAGCTTCATCGGTACCATACTTGAAACCAGTAGCTTTGTAAAAATCATCTGCTCCACCGACATGTGAATAAGAATGATAGTCTTGATGAACAAACTGCATTCTCATTGTATTTGTTTGAGGATCATAATCAATGTGATGTGCTCTCCAATTTCTACCGGGATCATTTATTCCAATTTTATTTGCTAATGCTTCTCTATCCTTAACATAAGAACCTGTAGCATCTATTGTAAATACTCCGTGCAAATTTTCAGAATTAGTAGTTTGAGGAGGTATAACACCACCACCATCTGAAAGAAAAATAATATGATCTCTATCTAATCCGAATATATCAATAGATGTATTCACATCCCGGGCATAGCTATATAAGCGTCCACCGCCTTTTAATTTAATTGGATCTTGCGAAAGATAATTTCCATTGTTGGGATTGTAATACCTGAATCTATTATAGTATAAATTCGTTTCTTCATCCTCGTACTGCCCTTGGTACCTAAATGGTATAAAGCATTGCTTACCCATGTAACTCTTTACACCACCATACACATCCAGCAACATTTCCCAGACAAGGTTTCCCTTACTGTCATACGCCTGTGTAGGTGTACCGAGATAATCCTGCACAATCGTATACCGTTCGTTCTCCGCTACCTTTGCCACAGGAGTGAACGACATGCCGTCATACACCCATGTAACAATGTCAAAGAACGTTTCCTGACGATCATAGCTTTCACGTCCCATTTCATCCGTAACAAGCTTCGGACGCTCGATCTCTGGAATGCTCCACTCGTGCAGCAACACATTTCCGTCCCAACAGAACTGCTTTGTTATTCCTCCAGAGGTTTTTGCCGTTCGCCTGCCGAGTGCATCATACTCAAAAGTTACTGTCTTGCCCTCTGGAGTAATCACGCTGCCCAACATACCATTTGCCAGCCATGTGTAACAGGTGTCACCCGGTTGCCATGCCAAAGTCTCAGATTCCTGTTTCGAGGCTTTGTCGCCACCAAAGATACGGAATATGCCCGGTTTATTACTTTCTTTTGGGATATTTGTCAAACTTCTACGGCTTTTCTGCACGAGATTGCCTTCACAGTCATATCGGTAGTTATACTCCCCGTCATTGAGGATACGTCCTCCACGGTCATATGTACGATCCTTGCGGTTCTCATTTCTGTACAGGTTGCCAACAATGTCCGGGGTACGGAAAATACGGTCGAACATCCCATAGTCGCCTCGTATAAGATTGCCCACAGCATCATAGTCGAACATCACCGGTTCCGACAACATATTACAGCGCATACTCATAAGCCGTGCGCCGACGTCCCACCGATAGCTGCGGAAGCCTGTATGTCGTCCGTCCGAGTAAACATTCCGGGAACGAACCATTCCCATATCATCGTAGTCCGTTGTGACACGGATACCTCCGGTGGCAAAACGCTCCACTTCACGTCCGGCTTCGTCACGGCGAATATCACTTTGCCATGCGGGTGTATCTTCCGCATGATTACCACGTGCATCTATACTGCTGACCAGACCGAAACTGTCATAACCCAGCGATATGTCCGCACCGAGAGAACTACGTACTTTTGTACGTCCGCCATAACGGTCGTATTCCGATTCCACGGAAACTACCTCTACCGGGCTGTCGCCTCCGGGAAGCAAGCGGGTCTCACGTACTACACGTCCCGCAGCATCACGCTCCAGCCGGATGCGTGCCGAGCCGTTTGCTGCCATAGTCAGATTACCAGACTTGTCGTAAGAGTATTCCTCTCTTGTCCCGTCATGGTACGATACGGTACATACCCGTCCCCTCGCATCGTACTCATATTCGGTATATCGTTCTCCGGGACGCTCCACACGGATGGTTTCCCCGGCACGGTTGCGTGTGTATTTTCGGGTCATACCGTCAAAACCACGTTCTGTGTGAACCTGTCCCGCAGCATCTCTTATAAAGCTATAAGTGTCACCCCGTTCATTCACCACATCTACTAAACGCTCCATACGATCGTAACGGAAGCGTACTTCCTTACCATCCTCCACACGTGAAGCAAGGCTTCCCAAAGGAGTGTAGGACATATACACATGGCGGTGTGCATCACGGGCTTCCGTCACGCTCTCATAGGCGTCATAACCCAATTCTACGGTATTGCCGTCGTGCGCATAGACCCTCGTGACACGTCCAAGCGCATCATACTCGAAACTGTCGGGACGAAGCTTTGGAGAGTACTCGGCCGTCACACGCCCCATATGGTCATATTTCCAGTGGCGGAGAATCTTTCCGTTCTCCGTCCACGACAAGAGGTTGAACCCGCTGTCGTAGGACAATTCACTCACACGATCTCCGCGTGTCATGGATACGAGCATTCCGTTATCATCATAGCCGAACTTTGTCACTTCTCCCATGCGGTCGATGGTACGTGTGACAAGGTGTCCCCGTTCGGCATCATAGAGCCGATGTGTTTTGTTCCCGGATGCATCCACATGGATAATAAGTCGGTCCTGCTCGTCATATATGTATGTTTCCTCGCTACCATCGGGATAGGTTACGGAAGTAAGGTTTCCGACTGCGTCATAACCGTAGCCCGTCACACGCCCTTCGGGATCTATTACCCGGTACAGTTCGGAATGCTCCGTGTATTCATACCGGGTCGTATTACCGAGAGGATCTTCAACAGAGGTGACAATCCGGTCGGGACGGTAACGGTAAGTCGTCACGCCGCCCGTAGCATCGGTAACAAGGTTAAAACCTTTCTCCGGATGATATTCGATATGTCCTTCCTGTATGCCGTCCTTACCATAGGTATGCACGCAACGCCCCAGGCTGTCATATTCCCAAAAGAAAGTGTCCCCATTGCGGTCGGTCTTCTCCACCATCAGGTGTCCGTCATAAACGATATGGGTCGTCTGGCCGAGCGCATCGGTGATGGTGTTCATATTCCCGTCATCGTCGTACCCATAGGACACCAGTGTCTCCATACCCTTGTCTGTCTCAAGGGACAAACGGGTGATAAAGCCCCGCAATTCGGTTTCCACCCTTATCCGACGGTCTGCGGCATCAGTGATGCCGGAAAGTTTACCATTGGAAAAATTAAATTCTATACCAAGACCATCCGGATTCATCAAACGGTTCATCCGGTATGATTTGCCGCCCTGCTCCTTGACATTGAATACGGATGTAAGTTGGGTATCATGGTCGTATGCTTCGTACCCCGTATCCGTATGTCGTAAGGTCATGCGTTCTTCACGTAGATAAAAATCTTCACCAGGGGGAATCATCGGGAATGCCACGGCACGTCCGTCTTCCATACGTAGGGAGGCAGCCCCCAATTCGGGAAGTTCCTGCACGCTACGGTCATAGAGACAGTGTACCCCGTGTCCCAGCCAGCCGGTATATAGGGAGTCGGAGTACCACGAGCGCTCCCATGCGAATGGTACAGGGGAAGGCAAATGGAAGTCCATGCCCTCGTACACTACCACGCCACCGATAAGATCGACAGGCTCAAAGCCCATCTTGCAGAGTTTTTTGGACAACTTTTGGGTACCGGGTACTTTCTGCATCACCTTACTTTTGAGTACCTTATGATTGAATTCGGTCAATATCTTTTTACCAAGCTTGCTGCCTTTCTTTCTTGCCACTTTCATAAGCGAGCTGAAACCTATACTGGAAACCAGCCCCATTGCAGCCCCACCGATATCGGGGATATACGGACCGCCCACAAATACGGGCTTGCCGGTAGGCATGGGTATGGAGAAGGAGGTCGGCGAGAACAGCGTGGGTTTCAGCTTTTTCTTTCCCGCCTTGCTGCTACCAAATGTTGCCGAGAGAGGAAGACCTATATCGTTACAGGTCATCAGCATGTATCCCTTGGGACTCAGGCGGCTACCGTCAGAAAAGACACTTTGCGAAGAGAAAAAGTTCATGCTTTCATGTCCGATGACCGGAGCCATGGCAAATGCCCCCATCAGGGGAATATGGGAACCGGTCAGGAGAATACCGCTCGTATCGGAAACACCACGCTTCAGACCGTTGATCGTGACATTCGTCCCAAGAAAGGGGATATAGTCCGCAGGATCAATCACTATACCGATATAAGGATGGATAGGATTATACGGAGGAACTGTCGTCGTATGGACGTCAACTCCCGTTACAGTCGTCATATGTGTGTCGGCTAAAAGCATGATGGTTTTCCGTTTTTTCTGTTTATTCCATTAAAAACTCTACATGTTAAAATTCAGAACTCCTCCCTTTATGTTGGTCATCGTTTTTCCATCTACATCCACCGTTGTCCCTTTGATAGCAACACTTTGGGTACCATTCGTTTCAACGGTCGGTGCATTTGTCTTTACAATAGTGGAACTTTTAACTTCCGTTTCGGAAGTTCCCTCAATTGATGTCTTGTCACTTTTTACACAGACTTCCTTGTCTCCTTTGGTGTCGACCTTTTCATCAGCAAAGATTTCAATCACTTTGGAATGTAAAGTGATTTTTTCTTCCGAGTCTATGGTGATGGTTTTGTCTCCGTTAAGCATGACTTTGCTTCCTGTCGGATCCGATATCAGAATACTTCCGGCATCATCATCTATGGTAATGGTACAGCCGCTTCTCGTTGTCAGGCTCTTTT